TCTTTTGCCTTTGCACTACGATTTCGAGCACCCGTAAGATATTTACTCGGCACTCCCGTCTTTTTATCCCGTCTTACCCGTCTAAACTGTCTCACTTCTTCTTGGTTTTTTTCTTCTTTTTCTTTTTTTTCTTCATTGTTGAGTGATACATAGTAAAAAAAGTAACTCTTAATATATTCTAAACGCAGTTTGACCTAATGTCTCTGGTTTTGCCAGATTAAACTGTTGCAAACATAAATACCCAAAAGCGTCAAATGCGTGGTCAACCCCTAAATTTTTGTTTGGCATACCTGTATTTGGTGCATATGTAAGAGTTCTGAGCGATTTTATCAATTCTTTACATCTCGGATGAATAAATGTCCTTCGATCACCTGCTGCATCAAATAATGCTGTATTCACAGCAGTAATTTTGTCTCGAATCTTCCAAGGAGCCTTCGGACTAGAAACAGTAAAGCCACTCCTTCGTAAAATTGTGTGATCTGTAAGACCAACACCACTTGTTTTTCGAGCACCACCCGTGGGGTCGGGACAAGTGATAATCCTTCGGTCAACTCCATATCTATTTACCACTTCTTCGGCAAAATCCCATGTAGTTGCACCTCCCCGTAGGATAATTTCGTCAAAAACATACAAATTTCCATTATTTTTGACCGCACATATGCCACAAAGAGGGTCTACGTTGAAATCTACCCCCATATATAGCGGTAACATATGTAAATCCTGTGCTTCGGACGATATATTCTCATCATCAAAGCTAATTGCCACTAATCCCGTAAGATTCTCAAAGCTCGCTTCAAATTCCTGTCGAAATGTACGATTATCTAACT